ATCATAATAATTGTCGTATGTTGTTGGCATAACAAATGGCTCAAGGCAGCCGTGGAATGTGCTGCACATAAGCATAACTAATGCTATTTTCATTATTTCCAATATAGAGCTAAATATCTACCCGTTGCATTATCAGCTGGATTACCTCTTTGAAAAAAGTCAGTACCACTAGCTGCTGCATCATGACCAGCAGAAAAGGCAGTATTATCTCTTCCATTATCATCATTCAAATCAAATGAGCTTTCGTTAGCAGAACCACCAGTTAAATTAGTTCCATATCCCCAATGGTCACATTCTCCTGCGCCTTGAAAGGCACTATAATGGGTATCTAAATTTCCACTTGATGGTAGAAAACTATCTCTGTCACTCATGGTATAGAGTGTTCCATTTTGCATACTATCTAACATTGCGTTAGATGTTCCAATGCTACTGTTAAAAGTCCAAATTGCATAACTTACTGGATTGCTAGAAGTTTGGTCAGAAGATGTTCCTTTTACCATTAATTTAGTTGGTGTCACTCCACTTGGTATTCTTCCATAACCATAGTTTTGAGTATGTGTAATTGTAGAAATATCTCCTATTCCAAATTTTGTTCCAGTTTGCCATGACGCACTTAAACCACCATCTTGCTCTAAAGTGTTAAACCACCAGAAACGCATATAGCCGCCACCATCTGTATTCATATCACACCAAAGTTGTTTAGGATTTGCCATACCGCTAGCTTGTATCCAATAGTATCCATTAGTTGTTGTTGATGTAAGCGTTTTAATTGCTGAGGCTGAAACATTTGCTTTTGCAGCAGATGAACCATCTAATTGAGGATTTACAATAATACTAAATGCTCTGTCTGTTGTGTTTGTTCCACTTGTTGCTCGTAAGTTAAATGACAATGTAGTATCCGATGAAACTGATGGTGCTGTTCCAGTAATTGCACCCGTTGAAGAATTTATTGTCAAGCTGTTCGTTGCTAATACTGTGCCTCCCGTTTCGCTATAAGAAACTGTATCGCTTTCTGGATCTGTTGCTGTCGCTGAAAAATTAACAGAAGTTCCCTCTGAAACATTACCTAAACTGCCAGCAGCTGTTGACCAAACTGGTGCAGCGTCAATATTAAAAGCAGCTGATAATGAACCAGCAAGACCACCAGTAGATGTGACTTGTACTGTATAAGGTTCTTTTGTTGCATCTACACTTGATGGCACTCTAGCTGTAATTTGTGTTGAGCTGTCTATTGTGACTGTTGGAGATGTATATTCTGTATTATCATTTGCAATAAATTTTACAACATCTCCACTAGCAAAATTTGCACCAGTTATAACTAAATCAAAATTTGCGTCTATTTGTGCTTGTGTAATATTTGTATTATTAACCGATGAAACTACTGGTGTGACTTCTAAAGTCACAAAACTACTAGCATTTCTACCCTCAAATTTTCCTGTCGTAGAATTAAATCTAAATTGACCAGTAGTAGAACCACGCTGAGCTGTAGTACCAGATGCAACTTTAGTTCCCTCTGTTCCAGTATCTACAATATTTTCAAATTTAAAATCTGCAATATCTCTTGCTTTTGTCATAATTTACTCCGCACAATTTGGAACATTATTTGACCCAACAATACTTTGACCAAATGCCATAAAGGAATATTCGTCTGTTGCGTTTTGTGTTGTTCCTCTAAATTTAACTCCATTACTTAAAAATTCGTATGGTACAGATGCCACCTCTGGAGCATTAGAATTATTTAATAAATAATTCCAAGCAGCTTGAGATCCTCTTTTACTATCAACAATAATAAATGCCTCTGATGTATGTCTTTTTAAAATTAACAATTCGGGTCGCATGCCAGTATAAAAAAAATGACCATCGCTATTATTATTGCCACGATAGGTTCCAAAATGAGAAAATCCAGGTTTAGGTGTCCAGCAATAAATTAGATATTCTACATTGTTTGTATTATAAGCTCCCCAAGTATTTGCTAAAGTTATATTGTTTGCATCACACGGCAACCAAGTTGAATTAGAAGTTATAGCATCGTCTTTTTCAAAATAAAAATATCCATCTGCGTCAGCCATTTTCATAATCCAAGAATTAGTTGCTGTAATATCTTTTATAATTACAATAGTTGGAGCTGCTCCCAAATGATGTGGGATTGTGTGTCCACCAGTTCCGTTGCCTTGATATTTTATAATAGAAAAACCGCCAGTTGTTGATGTGGAATAAGAATAGGTTTTAGAATATCCAGATCCTCCAGTATTTCCAGATCCAGTTGTTCCAGCTTTCCAATTCCAAGCTACATGAGCTTGACCACTATAATTTGATCTGTCGTTTGCATCTGTTCCTAATGAAAAACCATCACTATCAAAACTTGTAATTGCATCGCTAACATCCGATGCCGCAGCATTTGTAAGCATTAAATAACTATCCGTACCAGTAGCTCCCCGCAAACTATCTTGTAAAACGTGCTGTGCGTTTGCATCCCTTACTTTAATCCAGGTAAGATCTGGCTGGTGTCCCACGCCAGTTATGCTTTGCGCATTTGTTGTTCCATTAAATAAAACTTGATTAAAAAAAGCTGTGTGCTTGTCAATTGCAGAATATGCCATATTATATTTTCTCCTTATTCATTTAAGTTCCTCGTACACCAAGCAAGGTAATTTGATGGTACACTATATTTAAACACCCCTCTTCCAGCACTATCTGTATAAGTTATTCCAGTTAATGCTGCCGAAGATCCAAATTTTCCATCTCCAAAATTAAAATCGTAAATGTTTTGATGACCACTACTGCTATACCAATTCACAGATGGAGCCACGAAATGTCCATAGGTGTTTGCTTTGCAGCTTGAGTTATAACCATTGTAGCTCCAGTTAGTTGCTAAAGCTGATCCGTTTTTATGAATAGTAATTGTGTTGTTATCTAAATCAATTCCCATTCCTAAATAATCTCCTTGTGCAAAAGTAGCACTACCGCCACCATCTGCGGGTAATTGAACAGCGTCTGGAGAGTATGCTGAGGTTCCCAATCTTCCACCTCTGACCGAACCCGTGCCAGTTTGAATAGTCAAGCCACTATAATAAGTTTCTGTATTGTAATTATTTATTCTATCAATACTATCCCAACCTATTCGACCAGAGTTATCTTGCGTACCAATATAAAGTTCATACCACCATTTGCCAGATCTAGCTCCAAGAGATCCATAAGCTCTATTCCAATTATTTGAATTTCCACGCACTCTTGTTCCAGAATATTCAAAAGCTGGAGCATCGCCACCTAAAGGAAATTGTAAAGGGTTCATTCTGCAAAATACATTACTTGGGTTATCTTGTGTTTTTGAAAGTGTACCATTTATTGTAAAATTATTACTTCCTCCTCTATCTAAATTAGAATTATCATCTTTTAATAAAAAGAAACCATTTGTGCCATAAGTCACATTTGGAGATGTGTTAATCATCCAGTTTCCCGTCACATTATCAAAGCTGCCAAATGCCGTTGGCGTTAAAGCTACTCCATCTATATAATGAACATGGCTCATACAACCCTCAAAAGGCTGATTTCCATCTGTATCTCTACCCAAAGTTTGAGTGTATGTACTTTGACTATAATTACTTTGGTAATCTTGTGATGGATAAGAGGCTGTATGGAATGATGTTTCCTGTACCCCATTTACATAAATTTTTAATCTGTCAGACGAAGTTGATTGAGTACTATCGTACACAAAAACGAAATGGTACCATGCGCTACAATCCCTAAATTTTCTGTTTGTTTTTAAATGATATATATAACTATTATTATATCTTGAAAATTGAAGTTTCCCATCACTTTCAAATAATATCATATCTCTTTCAGAGCCAGTCCCAGTAGCAAAAATACAATGAACAGCATTTGAATTTCCTCTCCTAAGCCAAACAGAAAAAGTCATAGTTTTTCTACCAGTAGGATTATTTGTAGATATAGTTCTTGTTAAATATGTACTAGGCATTAGTTAAATTGCGCTCCTCCGCTTGCTCCAAAGCTGCTAGTTAAACTAAAAGCTCTGTCTGTTGTTTGACCCTCTGCGTCTGTAATTCTAATTGTAAAATTGTATTGTGTTGCTGCTGTACTACTACCACCAAAATCTGTTGTTGCCAATACCCCAGCTGAGGAAAGTGTGACATTGGCTGTTGCTAAATTAGATCCTACTTCAGAAAAAGTTATTGCACTATCTGATGAACCTTGGATTGTAAATAAAGTTCCAGAAAAATTGCCAGCAAAAGTTCCCAAAGATCCAGCAGCCGTTGAAAAACTTGGAGCTGAGGATGCCGTAATAATAGCATTTGTTGATCTACCAGCATTACCATCGTCTAGTTCTACTCTTACAAAATAAGTACCCGCTGCTAAAGTGACATTAACTGCAAGCGTTGTTGAGTTTGTTAAGCTAATAGTGTTTGCCTGGGTTATAGCTCCAGTAGAAGAATTTATAAATTCTACTTGTGGAATATTTGAAAAATTTGTCCCAGTAATATTAATAGTTGTTGCTGTTGCTGGAGCAATAGTTTGCGAAACATTTGCTATTGTTGGTTTTGTTTCAACAGCATCTATAAAACTTAAAACTCCAGATCCGTTTGTAGATAAAACTTGTCCATTAGATCCAGTATTATTTGGTAAAGTTAAAGTATATGTAGCTCCAGCAGAATGCGGAGGAGCTTGAATTTTAACTCCGTGAGTATTTACATGGCAGTTTAATTGAATTGCTCCATCAATACTTGAGCCATCTCCTTTTACTATTAAAGTTGGCGATGGTAGTCGATCATTGCTAATTTGTCCGCTAGAAATATTTGCTGCATTTATAGCTGCAACATTAAAAGTTCCAAATCCAACAACCTCTAAAATATCTCCAACACCAGCTCCAGCTGCTAAAGTGACAGATGTACCATTTTCTGTGTAGTCATTGCCAGCTCCAGAAACGAGCTTAACGCCATTCAAATATACATCCGCAAAGCCGCTGTCAAAATTCATTACATTTGAATTTACATCTGCTCCAGAAAATGCAGTTTGACCAGCAGTTGCTATATATCTAAATCTTGCAGAAGTTCCATTCACAGAGGAACCAGCATTTGCCCAACCAGATGCTTTATAAACTTTTAATTCTCCCGCATTTGTATCAAACGCAAGATCCCCAACATCTAAACTTGTTGTTGGTACACCAGCCGTCACTCTGTATCTGTCGTTAAAACTATTTACTCCAGCTAAATTATTATTAACATTAGTCACAGCTGCGTGAGCATTTGCCAAATTACCTAAATTTGTAATTCCAGCAAGTGTTGAAATTTCTGAATTTAATCCAGCTAAAGTAGTTAAATTTGCATTTTGAGCAGCAAGTGTAGATATATTATTTGTTGGAGATATTTGACCCGCAACAAGATTTACATTTGTTTGATTTGTACCAGTTAATGAAAGTTGTCGCCAAATAGTATTACCTAAATCGTACACTTTCATAACATTATTTTGTGTATCGAAATAAAGGCTGCCGTCTACTAAAGCATTGCCGTCATTATCAACGCTTGGATCAGATGATTTAGCTCCTAAAAATCTATCGTCAAAAGTATCTAAAGCAACCTCAGCTGCATTTTTTGCACTTTCCGCTGCTGCTTGAGCTGTCTGAGCTGCTGCCTCTGATGCTGCCGCTGCTGTGGCTGAGTTAGCTGCAGCTGTAGCATTTGTTGCTATTGAGCTTGCATCAAGACTTGTATCTAAATTTCCGCTACTATCAAATCCTAATAATTTGCCAGCTCTAGTTGTTGCAGTTTGTACTATTTCAGATGACGCAATATCATTTGATCTTGAAATTTTTAAAGCTCTATCTAATTCTTCTTGTAGCTCTTGTTGTTGTAAAGTTAATTTATCAAGAGCTGCCTCATGTGTTTCAGCTGGAAAAGGATCATTTGCTATATAATCTGTTTCTTGAGTTAAATTTGTATCTCTTAATAACACTACAGCAATTCCAGATGCGGGAGCTGATACAAAATTAACTTGTCCACCAGACGCTCCATTGTCTACAATAGAATAATGAGTTGTTAAAGTTTGTATTGTTTCTGTTCCATTAGCAGCTCTTAAAATAACTTTTAATTCTGCTGTGCTGTGAATAGGAAAAGTGTACGCAAAACTTGTAGTAGACCCATCTGCATTATAAGAATTTTTTACATTTAAACTTGATATTGTCATAATTTTTTATATTTTTTGGAAAATTTAGGCGTGATACACCTAGCATATTTTCCTTAATAATTGTTTTTGTCCATAATGTCTATAACTATTTATGGTTTAAAATAATAACTTTGACCCCTTTGTTCCTCGTGTTTATCCTCCATTCTTGAGAAAAATCCAGGATCTAAGAATTCTTTGATTTGATAGCCAATAATATAATCGTATGCAGCCTTGCTATAATACATATTCAAAAATGGAACATTACCCTCTGCAAACTGCACAAACTTTTTACCAGCTTTTTTCGGGTCATTAATATTAAATGCAATATTAATTACTTTAGTTAAATCACTAAAAGTTGGTCCAAGTATTGTTTCTGCCATACCACCGCCATATTCGTTTTGAATTTCGTTGTATAAAAAATCGCCATAAATACCAGCACCTCCTCCTTGCGCAAACGCTTGAGCTAAAACACCAGCTTTACTTGGATCTCTAGGAGATCTTCCTCTGAGCATATCTTTAACAGACATTGCAATATAACCAAACATTGTTGATAAAATTAACAAAGATGTTAAACCAGAAATTCTTGCAAATTTACTATCATCTGGTCCATAAGATCTTAATTCTCTACCAATTATTTTTTTCCAAATAGTAATAGGGAATGCTTTAAATTGTCCAATAAATCTTAATAATTCTCCAGTACCAGTTCCTTTTTGTTGTCCCTGGTTCATAAAAGCTCTAACAGCTGTATCTGGCTCTGGTGTTGCGTGCATTGCTTGATCGACTAAAACATTACGCCATGTTAATTCTAAATCTCTTTTAAAATTTCTTATTTCTCTTTCACTTGCATTTTTTTTTAAATAAGTTCTTACAACATCATCTGGAATATCCATTGCATCCTCAGCTGTAATATATCTTCTATTTTCAACATCTAGCGTTTTAATAGATCTTAGCATGTCCCATTTACCCTCATCAAAACCATATAATTTTAATAAGTTTCTTTCTCGTACATCAAGATCTAACCATTTTGTATTTGCTAAGGCTCCATAATGTTTTGCTAAACCAATAGTCATTCCAGATTTAAGACTTGAAATCCATCTGTTTAAGCTGTTCCATTTAAAAAATAAATTTTGTAATTTTCCCATTGTTCCCCAAGTATCACTACTATTGCCGTATTTATTTCCTTGGAATGAGTGAATAGAATTACTCATAACTTCAAGACTTTCCATAGCTGCTTTATCTTGAGTTTTAAATAAAGCTCCTAGCGCCTCAAACAAACCATAAAAAATTCCTCTGCCTTGAAAATTTGTTGTTTGCATATATTGTCCAACATCGGCAATTGATGTAGGAGCTGCAAATCCTAATTTACCCATGGATTGTATAGCTCTTATTGTCATTCCTACTTTTGCTCCGACTTGATTGCCTATACCATTTATAGAGCCATCAATTTCTGCAAATTCATTTTTAAATTCTCTTTCAGTAAGTTTTCTTGAAATTTCTGGATCATCTCTATATTTTTTTCTTAAAATTGTTAATGCTTTGTTAAATGTATCTTTTGGATTTGTGCCAAGTTCTTGCATTAAAGCTATATTCCTTGATGTATTACTTAACACAGCTAAGACACTTTCTTTTAATGATGGCTCGCCAAACAAAATGTCGTACTCATGTCTAGCTGTAGCATCTTTAAAATGTAAAACTCTAGCTGCATTTAATCTGTTAGTTATATTTCTTGTGCCATACATTGATGAGGTTCCGTCATGTTTTAAATGATCGTTATTCATAAGGCTGTTATATATTTGATCTAATATTTCATCTTGCTTTCCAGGATCAGAAACTTCTGGAAAAGTTCTTTGTAAATCTAATCTGGTTTTTATAAATTCTCTCCAAGCAGTTCTATTGTCGCCAACAATTTTTGAAAGTTTAGACGCATTAGCCATTCTTTCTGTATTGTGCATTTGTCTTGTAATCCAATCATCAAGCACACCAATATTTGCTCCTAAATCATTTAATCTTAATCTCCATTCTTCTTGAGCCTCTTTTAAAATTTTAGCGATTGTCAAAGCATTTTCGTTTAATACGGGTTCTCCTCTCATAGCTTTTTTAACTTCTAAATCAAAAGCTCCACTTGTAAAATCATCCCAAACATCGGGACCAATATCTTTTATTTTTTGATACATTCTTGTTAATTCAACAACTTCAATTGTGTCTTGTTTGGAACCAATAGAATTTCTTGCAAGTGTAGAAAAATCTTGAATACCTACTAACACACCTCTTAATGCTTGATCTGGAGATATTTTACCCTCTGACAAAGCAACAGCATCAATAACTTTTTCTGATAATTCTAAAGCCTTAATATTATTTTCAGCTAAATTTCTTTTTTTTAATGCTTGCTCGTATTCTAATTTATTAATTAAACCCTCAGCAATAAGATCGTCTGTTTCTTGTTGATGTTGTTTAAATTTATTTTCATTAATTTTAACTTTAACCTCGTCTAAAATTTGATTTATCTGTTGATCTGGCAATAGATCTCCAGTTAATCTTTTTACTTCTTTAAAACATTTACTTATTGTTTTTATTGTTGGATTAGCCATTAGGTTCCTCTTTTAACACAATTAGCACCAGCTTTAATTGCATCTCTAATTGTTTGTTTGTTTTTTATATTATTATCAATTTTATCTATCTCAGCTCTATCTACTGCAACACTATCAACAAGATCCTCATCTTTTACATCTAATTGTTTTTGATGTAATTTTTGTCTTTGATTTAAAGTTTCTGCCTCAGCCTCTAATTGATTTGTATTTTTTTCAGCAACCGATAATTGTTTAGGTGTAATATAACCAGTTTCTTCTCTAACGACCATTTGCGCTTGATCTTTTTGCACCGCTTGATCGTTAAGTCTTTTTTTAGCCTCAACTAATTGTCTTTCAGTTTTTTGTAAATTTCTTAAATTTTGTAAATAAATTTTTGCAGACTTTCTGTCATTTTTTTTTATTGCATCTGCATACAATCTTTTAAACTCTGCCATTTGATCGTCTAATTTATTTAATTCTTTATCGCCAGATCTTGTTTTATTAACAATCAAATCTCCAGTATCAACTTTTTCTCCTCTAAGGTGTTTGCCAACAGAATACTTTAATAATGCTTGTTGATTTTCTGGAGATATAGCAGCAAGCCTTTGATAAATATTTGGCTTACCTCTTACCTCTGCAAGATAATCTCCTAATTTTCCAAAACCAGTTTGAAATTTTGCACCAATTAATCCACCAGCTGCAACATTTATAAAAGCATCGTATTGATCGTAATCTGATTGTTGGGATCTATGTACTCCATAAACTATAGGCTCAACTAAAGCATTACCAGTAAGACCCTCGACAAAACCTTTTTTCATTCTTGCTATATTTTTTCCAGATTTTGCAACCATGCCAGCAAACTTTGCTTGTCCAACAACGGGTATAAAAGATGCTCCTATGTTTATTGGATCTAAAAAACTTGTTCCAAGAGATGTTAAAAAATATCCACCTTTTGCAAATATGTTTTGTGGTCCCTTAGATATTGTGTGTGATCTTTCTCTTTCTTTTTTTTTTCTTTCAACAAGATAATCTACAACATGCTTTCTTGTATCTTCTTTAAAATTAAGACCAAGCTCAGCATATTGTTTGTTAAGTTCGTCTTTGTTTAAATATGTATTATCTTGATTGTATGCAGAAAATTCCTCGCCTTTTCTCCATAAAGAATATGTTGGGTTATAATTCCAAGCATTTATTGCAGTAGCTTTAGCTGCCTCAAAAAAGCCAACTTGTATATTGTCGTAAGCTGAACCAATTTTTTGTTCAGTTTGTTCAAATTGTCCAAAACCAACATTTATCATTATCCAGCTAAGCCTCCATCTCCCTCATCTGTGCCAAAGACATCGTACTCTTCAATAATTGTAAGTTTGTCTTGCGTATGAGGAAAAACATACTCTGTGCTATCAAGACCAGTTTTGTTGTTTAATTGATCTGTAAATAAAAATTCTACTTTAAGACCCTGGCTATTAACTACTGGTATTGGTCCATCTGCTGTTTCATAATACAAAATTAAACCAGTAGATGTGTCATTCAATAAAAATTTATGATTTTTTTGTATTGCTGATTTAACTCTTGTATTAATATCTTCTTCTGTCAATTGTGAAATATCTAAATTACTTGCATAATGTTTATAACCATCTTTACCCATAAACTTATCAAGCATATCTCCTTGCTCAATTTCTAAACCTATTGCCTCTGTCTTTGTAAGAACAGCTGCAGTATTAACAACAACACCATTTACATCTCTTGGTATAAAAAAGTTTTTATCTGGAGATATAGCGTAATCTCTTAAAAATTCTTTTGCAGTTTTATCAACTGCATCTTTATAATCCATGCCTTTGTCTACTCTGTATAAAACAGCTCTATATAAAGTTTCTTCAATATTTTTTTTATAATTTATAACATCGAAAGAACCAGGTAATTGATTTTCAATAACTTCTTCAAAATCGTTTATTTTTGATGATATTCTTTTTTTTATATCTGTTGTTGTTGTTCCGCTAGGCAATTCAGCTTTTACAACTTTTTCTAAATCTTTTGTTGAATATGATTGTAAAATATCATCGTTTAAAGTTTGGCTATTGGTACTCATAGCAATAAAATAATGGTTTGGCATTCCCTCTGCCTCCATCTGTTTTAAAATTTGTGGCATGTGTTCTTTGCCATAAATTTCTCCATAACTTAAAATAGCACCTTTCTTTTCAAGCATTGTTTTACCAGGATCAGTTATTTGTGCTACAGCTGCTTGAATTTCTGCTTGGCTTACATAAAATCTTTTGCTCTCAGATATACCTAAGTCATCAAATTTTTTATCAAGTAATACTTTTTTCTCTTCTGCTAATGATTTTTTTTCCTCTATTGTTCCCGCATTTCTAATTGCATCATCAATAGTTTTAACTTCCATATCTACTTTAGAAAGATAACCAACAATATTATTATTTTTTATTGCAGCAATTTCATCTCCAGATCCAGTTAAGTCATATAATTGTATGTTTCCTAAATCAGATTGTTTTACAGAATGCACATCTTTTATTTTGGATCTTACAAAATTATTAGCATCTACTGCAGTTTTTATTTTATTATAGTTCTCATAACCCTCAAATGCTTTTAAATAACTTTGTGTGTCAAACTCAGCGTCTAAACCCAATTTTGCTCTTTCAGTATCGCTTGTAATATTTTCTGTCATTTTAGCTTGAGCTGCTAAAACTATTTTGTTTCCTATTTTTATTTTTGTTTCTGCATTTAGACCTTTATAAACATTGTTGTTAAAATTATCTAATGTTGCAATAGGATCTTTGCTTAAATGATTTGTAATAGTTAAGACATCAATATTATTTGCTGTATCAAATTCTAATTGTTTAAATTTATCTCCAAATAAATCTGCATTACTTGAATTTGTAAAAAAAGCATTTTTGTCTGCCACAGCCATTTCATATTCTCTTGATCCTACCTGGCTATTTGCAATTCTATAGCTTATTCCATCAAGCTCTTTAATTTTTAATGTTTTGCTTTCGTTTCTAAAATTTATAAAAGTATTATCTCTAATTGTACCGCTTTCAGAGATAAATCTTTTGTTCATGTAATTGGTAAATAATTTTTTTGCAAATGGTCCAGTAAATTTATTATCATATTTTTTTAAAGTTTTTTCCCAATCTGCTTTATAAGCAGCCATAGCCTCGTCTGGTTTTGTGCTTTCTTTGTATTTATTTACTCTTGTTGCAAGACCCTCAGATGTAGTTATAGTTCCTCCAGCTGGATGCTCTGTAAATTCGTCTTTGTCTATTTCTTTGCTAGCCTCTATTACTTGATTTTCAGCTTTTTGTTTTTCATATTTTATATAAACATCTTCTCCAGCTCCCAACATACCTTTAAAAGCTCTAGGGATCATAGTCATAGTGTTTTGATCTATTTTCATGCCAGATGTACTTGCTCTTTCTGATACTTCTGTTGTGGGTCTTACTTGTGATTGATAAATTTTTATAGCCATTTTATATAAACGCCTTTCCGAAATTTAATAAACTTTGTCCAGCTGCAAAGTAGCTTGCTCTTTTTGCTACCTTACCTCTAAATCTTTCTATAGATGCCTCTGCTCTTGCATTGATTGCATCATTATATTTTTGATCTCTAGCAACCTCAGCATTGTATTTAAGCATATCTCTATCTCTTTCGACATTCAGAGCATTCTCAAACAAAACCTCAGAAACAGACCCACTAAGCTCTGCACCAGATGCAGCATAACTTGTTTTAATTGAACCCTCTAATTGATCTGCTTGATAATTAAATTTTGGTAAATCGTAAGTAGTATAAACTTGATAAGATTGTTTTGCCTCTTGATCTTTAATTTTTGCATCTCGATCAAGTAAAGCTGCATTATAATTTCTGCCAGCTTGTGCAGCTCTTCCGCCTAATATATCTCCAAAAAAACTCATTTTTCTATCCTCGCAAATCTAATAAAGTCTGCACCATCGGGACCATAATGTTTCATTACTCCCTCTGGCTGTAAGCCTAACCATTTTGCAAATCGTATAGCCATCTCACAATCTGCTTTTACGCTAGTCTGCAATCTTTTTATATTATTATTTTTAATAAGCATCTCAGTTCTTTTTTTTATGTGCTTAGCACAAAAAACTGGATATTTATAAATTTCTTTTGTAGCCAAGACCCACCCCTCGGCAACGCCATCCCAGAGATGAAAGACACCTCCAGCCGCTATCGGCTTGTTATCTACAAGACCCGTGAACGACATACCAACCTCTTTTAAAAAATAAGTATATTTTCTATGTTCTGGTTTAAGTTCTAATAGCTTGCTGTTTAATCCAATATCCAGCATTTGTTCAGCGTGTTTATCTTCAAAAGGCACTATCACTACCTTAGACATTTTCAGTTTCCATTCTAGGATATATTCCTAATATTGTCATTGGCAGAGCTTGTGGCTGCTTTACATAAATTAATCCCTCAGCTCCATGTCCAGCATCAAACTCAACAGATTTATCTCCAGTAAATAATGGCACGGGTAAATCCATGCTTGCGCTGCTATCTCTAAAATCTATAGCAGTTAAATTATCAGAGTTTGGTCCAACGCTAGCTCCTATTGTATCTTGAAATCTTACAGATAAATCAAAAACTCTTATTGTTTTTGTTTGTGTCGTTTCTGTAAATCCCTCATCTAATCTCATAGTTTGTAAATCAGATGAATACAATAATCCTACTTTTGCCTCTTCTATTGCTGTATCTAAAGATATAGCTCCAGATGATACTACTTTTGAATTTTGCGTTGATCCCTCTCCAATAATATCAACAATCTCTCCCTCTAAATGTGTTAGACCAGATAAAGTTCCCGTTTCTCCACCAGCATAAGCTAAACCACTATCTAAATAATGAAACGCTGTAAGATCTTCGTTAAATTCAAATGGTGTAAAATATTCAACATATCTTTTTACTGATCCGTTTATAAATCTTTTTACAATAACATAAACCTCATCCTCATCACTATCGCCATCAATTGTTGCAACGCTCTCTACTTTTGCATGAGTTAAAATTTTATCTGTTTGTTCGGAGCTGTGTGCAGAAGTTAAATTGACAACACTTGATCTAGCCTCGTCTGCAAATAATTGAATTTGATTGTCATCTATTTTTGAAACATAATATTTTATATTTTCAGCTAAACCAGAGATAGCTGTACCTGAATTTTTGTAAAAAATAAAATCTCCAGTTTTAAATCCATGATTTGTAATAAATAAAAAATTATTATTTATATTTACTCCTTGATAAATAAATTGTGTGGTATTGGATCCAGGAGCAGATGTTAAAGAAATTGCTGTATTAGATGATGCGTTGCTAGATGATGTTGCAAGTTTTATTGTGTTAGCATCTACGGCTATTGCGTAATAAACTTTTGAATTTGACAATCCACCTATGACATTGGAACCAGCAAAGTAATAAACAGCATCTCCCGTTGATAATCCGTGTCCAGTTATTGTGATTGTATTGTTAGATGTTGAAACATTTGTGGAGTTTGCAGTAAAAGAAATTTTTTGTTGCTTAACAGATTTTCCAGTATCAGACTTGCCACCAAAAATATGTCTATGCCAAGCAACAACATTTTCTAATCTGTTGTATGTAAGACCAGCTAATTGTCCATCATTACGAACCGCCCAGACAATAGAATGAGGCTCTTGTTGATAAGCCATATCTGTTAATCCGCTTTCTGAAATATGATCTGCAAGAATTGTTAAGTCTGGAGCTGTATAACCATCTGTATCAAAATTATAAGCTAACTCTCTAATTTTTCTTTTTGCTCTTTGCACAAAAATAGTTGCATTACCAATTGACAAAGCATCCACGCCAGATGATCCATAGTTTGATTGTTTTCTAATATTGATATTTGTAGGTGTTATTGCATCTTGGCTGGCTCCAGAAGATACGGCATATTCGCCACCAGTTGTCATTACAATCAAAGTTCTTGTAGCTTTCATTGCTTGGATAGCATTAACTTGGTTCGATGCGATTGTATAAACCATAGCGTCATCATCATTAGTCCCCGATGACATATTTTCATAATCTCCAGATTTAGAAAAAAACATAGTTTGTGGCTGTGATGATGTACCAGCAAAAACTAGACGCTGCTCAAAAAATGAAACACATCTTGGAAAACCAGTTGCAACAGAGAAAGCTCCAAGTTTCCAAGTAGATACAGCATTAGTATTATCAAAGTCATCAAGTATATCTATTTGTACTAAAGTTGATGAATTAAAATTAGTAATTTTTCCAAAACCACCAGATAATCTTACAAGTCTACCAACATCTGTAGAAACAAAAACAGCTGCGGATGCGTTAAGATTTATTGCGGTTCCAGATGTTGCTGCTGGGGTTAATGTGGTAGATGTGGTGTTTGTGTCTAAGTATGGTCCATCTGTAAAACTACAATCAGTTAATGTCCAAGATGTGTGTCCAGTACGAGATAATTTTTTTACTGGATGGCTTTCGTGAGTTAAGTACATTATGTCGGCAGATTGTGCAAATTTAATATCGAACAATTGTGCAGTAGTATATGGAGATGTAATCTCAAAAGCAGATCCACTAGATGTTATTTGTCCGTTATCTTTGTAAAATCTAATATATTGATTACCAAACTCTAAAATATAAGTTTGTTCTGTAGAAAATGTAAATGGTATCAATCTTGTTTTAGCTGTGCTGTCTTTTACCTCTGATACAAAGTGAGTTCCTGGTCGTCTAGTTATTGGTCCATGAGGTAATACAACAAAATTTTCAATACGACTAGCTGCAGAAAAGTATTTTGCAAAATCTGTTCTACCTTGCATGCTATCGCTCATCTCCCCAGCGGTAAAGCTAGGGATGCTTAATAATTGTTTTCCCATAATTATAATCTACTATTTAAAAAATCTTCTGTTAAGATTTGATCGACTTGTCCGTTATTTGGATCAACATTATATCCCTCGCTAGCGTCTGTATGTCTAGCCTCAGATAACTTAAATTGATATTTTTCTTGCATCAATTTAGAAACTTGTAAATTAGCTGTTATAGCGTAAGCAAGATCTGCTGCTAATCCAGCTGATATAGTTTCTCTTGTTAATACATCTAACTCGTTTGGATCTGTTATTTGTGCAACATAAGTAATTTTAATTGTACTTTCGTTGCATAAAATTTTTCTTCCCTCTACTTTGTGATCTGTGTTGTAAGCGTCAATGTGAATTAATCTTAAACAATCACTTGGTAAAGTAAATTGAAACTTAAAACCATATACGGGTGTTGCGGTATCTTGAGCCAATTGCTGTTTTTTCATTAAGCAATTCCAAGGATGACTTCTATATACCGCATCCCTAATAGTTTCATATCTAGCGTTGCATAATCTTGCATTTTTTGAATTATCAGTAAGCGCAGTAATAGACGCAGCTCCCAGCTGATTTAATGCAGAATTGCAAATTTGAACAACACTAGCCATGGTTTATTTTCTTTTCTTTTTTTTAGGAAAACCAGCTTGCATATTTCTATATGCTTTTGCTGAAATTGTACTCTTAGATTTTGGTCTTGAGATACCTTTTCTTTTCCTTGCATTTATATTTGCGTATAAGCCTCTTCTTTTTCTTGGCATTTACACTCCTACTTTCTTCATTGTGATTTTATGGCTTTCAGAAAAACTCATGCCTTTTTCAGACATAAGTTTTTTCATAGATGCCATGTGCTTAGCAGTATGATGTTTTTTATGACGGGAAAGAGCTGCTTTCTGTCTTTTTGTCAATTTCATCATAATACTAAACTCTTCTTTTTTTTCTTAGTTTTTTAAAATCTGCACCAGTAATTTTATTTTTTGGTTTTGCTACTCGTGCAATTTTCTTTTGTTTAGGAGATAATCTTTTCATTATTTCCTCTTTTTCTTTTTTGACATTTTTGGTTTTTTTGGTGGTCTACCTTTTTTAGACCCGTATGTTCCTTTGCCTCCTGGCATAAGATCCTCCATTGTTGTTTAAAAAGGGAGGCAGTTTCCCGCCTCCCTAAGAATTGATATTACTATCAATTATTACTCATCGCAAGGTACTTGAAAGACTTTTGCCTCTTCCATTCTAGTAGCACCTATTGCCATAGAGTAGTACACTTGAGTTGCGTAAGATTTGTCATCTCTCTCTGTGATTTTAGCTTTTACATCAGCACCAATCGCTAACTTGATTGCATCTTCAGTAAAACCAAAACATAATCTGTCATCCGTATTAGTATTATCGAAATCAAGTCTTGTAGACATGATAAATTCGAAACCTAAAAACGAATTGATCTCTCCTTGAGCTAAAGCTCTGATCGTATTGAAATCTGCAGATTTAACTTCTGTAGTATTTAATAGATCTTGGATCTGTTTTGGACCACAAACAAAGTATCTTTTTAAAGACGGGTCTACACTACCATTGTCAAAGAAAAACTTAGTTTCTAATAACTTAGCAATTGTTAAACCATCTGTTTGTTGTGCAGTTGAGAATTTAGATGAGCTTGGTAAAGCTACAGATGTTGCACCAGCAACGCCAGTATCAGCAGCTCCTCCTAACGCAGCAATAATCTGATCGTCAATCGTTCTGTTCATAGCTGCAGCAGCCGCTTTAGCGTATGAGCTAGTTGGATCAACAAGCATTCTTACCTTGTCAAGATCATCTATTAAGTCAGCCCATTCAAAGTCTGAAAGGCTAACTCTTCTTCTTGAGTGTGGTGTGTTCACTTGAGGTGTGTTGCCGTGTCTTGTTGTTCTTGCCACAGCTGCAGTTGCTCCGATTTGATCGAAGAACGCATTTTTCCCTCTGATAGTTTCCACATCAACAGCTCCTCTTAGCTTACTCCCCATTTGTTGAGAAAGCATAGATACATTCGCAGAGTATTGCTCTACAAATGCTGTAGTAATTTGAGTAGACATAATCCACCCTCCTTATTAGTTGTTGTTAATGTTAAATCGGATGATTATCCTTGCGGGTCGCTCCTCGATTTTAGATCTCCTGGATCCCAATCTTTCTTGGTGTCAATTTGGGTCTTTCGATTATCCAAATCATTTTTAGAATTAACAAAAAAAAATTACTTATTCAACAGCTTTCTTTTCTCGTAATTCCAAAACTTCTTGTACTGCTGCTGCATGATTAGGATGGTTTTTATCCCAATACGCAGATTTAGGATCAGCTGTAATACTAGCAATTTCTTTTTCTATTTGCTTAGGTGTTAAATAAGCTGGTCCATCGGCTTGCACAATTTTATCTTCTCCCATTTTATCAGCAAGAGTTGCGAATGCTTTTATAACAGCTGGATGATCTCCAAGTTTTGTTCCGTCTGCTAAGTTAGTATTCATAAATCCCTCTGGGAAAATTTCAGATACAATATTATTTGCAGCTTGCACTTTTTGATTAAATGCTTGACCCCACTCTGTTTTAAGTTCGGTTTCAGCTTTTGTTCTTTGTGCAAGAGCTATTTGATCTGCGTCTGATAACTCTTTAGAAATCATCTCATTATAAAATTTTACAACACCATCTGCTTGATTAGGAAGTAATCCTAATTTGTGTGCATGATCTGCAAAAGTTTTTAATGCCTCTTGATTTACATTTTGATCTTCTGGCAAGTCAAATTTATATCCCTCAGAATTTTTTGGTCTACCTAATTTTTCATAAACAGCATCCCAATCTTTTTCTGTTGCATATTTATTTGGTACTGGAATTTTATCTGCACCCACTAACTTTTGTGCGTGGACAAAACTTTTTGCCAGGCTTTCAATGTCTTTAATATTTTCTAAAGACTTATCTGCTTTAAGTTCATCAGAAAGATTTGCTTTCCAATCAACATTTTCATTTGGAGTTTTTGTTGTAGGATCTCCAGACAATACCGCATTCTGCTCAGTTGTTTCTGGAGCTGCTGGTGTTGCTACCTCTTGATTTTCGCTAGACATTATTATTTCTCCTTTTTGTTTAGCATATTATTTAAGAACAAGACCATTGATCGTTGTCCCTCTAAAAATGCGCTTTCGTGGCTATCGCCTTTTATAAAGGTTGTAGTTTCAAAGCTGCATCTCTTTTTAAGATCATCAAGCACTCTTTGACCGCTCTCTGATCCAAAAGTCGTTTTGTAGTCTATGACTAATTGTTTAATATCTTTCTCATTCACTTAGCATACCCGCCTTTAGAGCTGGAGCAATCTTACCAGCGCTTTCAGCTACTTGCTGAGCTTGTTGTAATTCAGCTTGCTGTATTTGCTCTTGTTGTTTTTGCTCTTTCATCTCATTTACCTCGGCAGTAGATCTCATAATTTTAGCTGGCAAGCCTAATACATCTTTTACATGATCGACTAAACCATCAATATCTAAGTAATCAAATACTGGAGCAACATTTTGCAAAGAACCAAAAATTTCTATACCTCTCATTATTGATGAAAGCTCTTGTGTCTTTTGAGCTTTTGCAAGCGGAGATACATATTCTATTTCTATATCTTGCTCGCCAATAACATCTGGCGCTTGTGGAAATTTTTTATTTTTAAATAATAAATTAAAAGATCTTGTAATTAATGGCTGCAACAATTCAGATTGTAGTCTACCTAATACTGGACCAAGTAATCTCATCTTTTCCTCAGTACGCTGCATAACTTCTGTAGCTGTCATGTTTTGACCTTGGATAGTCATTAACTGGTCTACAAAGAAATTTTCTCTAATAGCTTTTCTTCTTTGTTCTTCCATCTGAATACCAATTGGATTGTTAGCACCAATATTCATTGGCTCAATTCTTTCTCTAGTACCAGCTCTATAAAAATTTAATCCACCAGGTATTGTTCTAACTGGTAAAATAAATCCGTCATCTGGAACCATCAATGGTGGGTCTATTTGTTTTTGTGCAGCTTTGATTGTAGTTTTAACCATTGTGTTAAGCATCTTAACATCTGGTAAAGCATTCATTGCTGGAGATCTTCCATAAATTTCATTGCTGCTAGATTTTAAATATCTAGGAACAACATAAGGAAATTCTTTAAAACCACTTTCTCTTAAAATTGCACCGCTCTCTTCGTGGACATGGCAAGATACAAAATCCATATTTTTATTATTCTCAAAACCCATTTGTCTTTCTGCTGGGTGTACTGAGTGAATAATAGCTGTTTCTCCGTATGGATCTGATTTTATTTTTGTTAATATATTTTGTGGTAATAAAGCCTCTGGATATGTCGCTAAGATATTCATGTTTCTTAAATGAAATCTTCTAACTAAACAATCCACCATACCTTTTTCATTTTCTGTAATATAAATTTCTGAGATATGAATTGTTTTAAATCTTAGATCATCTTGAGGATCATCTGTAATAAACATTGCAGAAGTTCCAAAAGTTAAAAGCTCATGGTATAATTCAAAAATTTCTTGCTGAAAATTAGATCTTTGAAAGACTTGGGACATTATTTTAGCGCAGCTCTCTAACCACTCCTTAGCCTCATCGTTTTGGTTCATCATTTCTGATCTATATTTTAAAACAAACCATGGAGATATAGCGTTAGTAAGCATGCCGTTTAAACTGGCTGAGAGCAATTCTAAAGCGTGTGTAGCCGTTCCATCGAATATCTGGTCATGTCTTTTGTCCCCTCGTGTTCTTTTCAAGGTTATATTCGATTTTCTTGGTAAAAAGAAATTAGCAACATCTTGCCAATGACTTTCCCATGTAGATCTTTGATTTTTCAAAGATGAATATTTATCTAATACAAATCTGGCTTTTGCGTTAATTGCCATCTATCCTCCTAATAAAGTATATTTTTGCGTTGTTAGCTTGTTGTCCCCTAAACCTTTTGCTCCAGTAAGTATCGTGCTAGATCTACCTTTGCCTCTTGCCATATCTGTTTTACCAACAGCTGTAGATTGTGCTTGCGAAACCTCTGGCACGCTTGGCGTATATATTGGCGCTGGCGCTGGCGGTTTTGGTTTTGGTAATACTTTTCTTGCTACTCCACCCATAACTATCCTCCTAATAAAGTTTTCTTAGTTATTTTACTTGGATCATCTGCTAAGCCATCTGCTCCAGTTAAAATTGTTGATCTTCTGCCAGTTCGATTTGCTCTGGCTCTTGCTCGCTTTAATCTTTGCTCCTCAGCTCTTGCAGCATCGTCAAACGCTGGTGGTTCGGGAGCTGGCTGAACGGGAGGGATTGGCGGCATAGCTGGTATCTTTGGTTTTAAAAATCCCATATCATTCTCCGTGTATTGAATATTCGTTTATACTCATTTTTTGTTTTGGTTGTATTTTCGATGGCATATCTTGGATGGACATTGCCATATACCTTGCAGCATCGCAAGCGTGGCTAGACCAATCCTTAACTGGCTTGTTCGAAAACATTTTCATTTTTTCGTTATACTTTCGATGGTATTGACGCAAAGCGCTTATCAATGGTTTTGTATTTTCTGCATCAAACCAACATCGAGGTAATATCATTTTTAAACTATGAATACCATCCTCTAAAGCAAGTTTAGGTAAAATTCTAAACCTAATCCCCAATTGATAAGCTACCTCTTGTCTGGTCTTACCCGTTGAAAATTCCATAACTTCTATATCATGCGGAGCATAATGCTCGCCATAAATATAATCTTTATCTTTTACTACTTTTACATAGTGAGGTAATCCCTCTCTATTGTTTTCGTAATAATCAATAACAATAATTTGGTTTCCTAAAATCTGAAAAAAAACTATAGCCGTGCTATCGTCTACTCCAAGATCCCAGGCTGTATGTACTTCTAAACTCTGATCGTATGACATTGCAGTTATCTGGTTTCTATCTTCTATGGTTCTAATAATATCTCCATAAACAGATCCCTCAATGTTTGCAATCCAATCACACTCAAACTCTTGCCGATACTTAGTATCTCCCATTTGAGCTTTGGCTGCATCTAATTCTTTTTGATCTATAATTTTTGTTTCGCTTGCTTTAGCTGTGTAGGTGTACCATTCCTCATCTCCTAAAGCGTATTGGTATAAATCATAAAATAAATTTGCCATACCAGCTGGCGTACCTATGAAATATGCAAATCCCTTTCTGTCGGATATAGCTGGTCTAATTATCTCGTTCCATAACCTCGGATCTATTTGCGCCACCTCATCTATGCAAACCCCGTCTAAGAATAAACCTCTTAGGCTGTCTGGCTGTTCAGAGCTGAGTAGTGTTATTCTGCTGCCATTCGGCAAGTCGCAACGCAGCTCCGTTTCGTGAAACTTAACACCTGGTATATCTCCAGCAAACATTTTTAAATAATCCCAGGCTATAGACTTAGCTTGTTTATAAGTAGGCGCTATGTATGCAAACCTTGGATTTTTAAGTTTGTTAGTTAGTGCAGCTTTTATCAAATGATTTATGATTGCCACACTTTTGCCAAATCTTCTATGACAAGATAAAACTGCAAATCTATATTGATCTAATTTTTTATGCAGCTCTCCTTGCAAGGGTCTAGGCGTATAAGGTATTTTAACAATCATTAAACTAAAACTAAAATAACTATGACAGCAACAACACCAATAACCACTTTTTTATGATCTTTCCAAAAGTGTTCTATGTGATCTATTATTCCTAACATCATTCTCTCCTCCGCATTAATGAATAGTTGGCAAATCAAATATATCTCTTATGGATGTATATTCTATCCCGCTATTCTTCATTAATTTATTAACAAATTTATTTGCATGATCTAAATCTTGAAATCCGTTTAGGTGGATAACTAAGCCATTTGTTTCTTCGGCAACAAAAACCATGGCAGTAATAAGGCTATCAGTATATTTAGGCATCATGTTTTTTTATTATTCTTTACAAAATTTCTAGCAGCCGCCACAGATCTAAATCCCCACTTCCTTAGTGCGAGTGCTTTTCTAGTTGGTTTCCCTTTGCTATCTTTCATGGGTCCACGCATTCCAGCAAATCTGGCAGCAAAGCTGACCCGTCTTGGGTTTTTACCAGATTTTACTGGGGGTTTTAAGTTAGATCCCTCAGTTCTTTTAAAGTAGGCTCTACCTTTGGCAGTTAATCCACCCGTTTTGCTCTTGTGTTCTTTTCTCATAGTGCGTGTGTGTTTGTGTCTTAAACTCCCGATTATATATATATAATATTTTGCGCCTGGTTTTTGGGGTGTACCCCCTCTTTTTTTTTGCTTTTTACTTTTTTTTTGTAGCTTTTTACTCTCTTACTACTCTTTTACTGACTTAATCTGTAAATAATCCTTGTTTATAGCCACAAAGCGCCAGGGTTTATAGCTGCGACCCCAGAGATCCAGGCTTTTAGAACTCCATCCCGTGTGCGTGAGAAGAGTGGCGCTGCTATACAGATACAGACTTTTAAGGCTGAACCAAGGAGAGAACCAGGCACAAAAAAAGCCAGGGGGATTTCTCCCCCCAGCTCATTGAATTTTTAAATATTAAAGATCTACAGAAAGAGATTTAAACTCATTCATCAGATCTTTAAAAATTTCATCTTGAACAATAACGCAAGCACCATCAAACCAATCGAGATGCCAAAACTCAAGATTACCATCATCAAACAATCTAAACTCTTGCGAGGGTCCACCCCAGCAGAGCTGCCATCTCCAATAAGGTTCCTCTTGATCTTTAAAGGTTCCAGCCTTTACACGATCAAAAGATAATCCCGCTTGATTTGCATAATCAAAAAAATTTTCATAACCATCATATTGCTTTTTTTCTTGATTATAAGATTTAAGCTCATCAGCATCCATAATTTCGGGACACAATTTAAAAAAGAATTGAGCGTTTTTAAACTCTTCAAGTCTTTCTCTATATTTTTGAGCTACTATTTCAGAACACTTTTTTTCTCTTTCTGGTTTTTCTCCATCTAGGTTAAGCGTCTGAACTGCTTTAGTTTGTGTAGTCATCTAAACAACCTCCTTTGAAATAAAATTTTTATCTTGATCTAAGATAAATTTATTTAAGTAGCTTGTTGGATGATATTTTTTGCTAGATCCTTTTAATTTTTTCTTAACTAAAGGAACATAACAAACTATCTTTTTAAATTTGGCTATTGGTTTTTTAACATAATTATATGTTCTAAAACCTTGCCAATTTCTTCCTTTGTCATTTAAAGTAATTACAAAATTTTTATTTTCTTTTTGTAATACTTCAAGACCTTTCAACCACAACTTTTTAACATAGTTATCAAAAGCAAAAGAGTTATATCTTACCTCTGTTGCATTCCAAGACATTGTTGTATGTTGCGCTTGAACCCAATCCCTAGCGTTAGAAATTGGAATTTTTTTGCCATCTAAATTTTTTAGATAACATAACGATACATTTTTAAACATAATGTACTCCTTTCACTAATTGCTTTTTTAGCAAATTAGACAAGGAATACAACCCACAAAATAAAAAAAATTAAATTTTTATTTGTTCACTTTCTGTTCTTCTTTTGTTGTTTCTTGATTAATCCCGACATTTCCAGGTATTGCCGCAGCATCCACACTTGATACTTGATTAATAATTTTTTCAGCGTCTTTAATATCATTGCCAGGATCTCCCCATGTAATAATTAATTTATTATCAATATCTTGTTTTATTTGTGTTTTATCTCCAAACTGAGATGGTGCCAATTTTGTTGCAAGCCATCTAATATGGCTCCATTTCTCTCTTAAAAAATGTGTTTCTTGTGGTGTCTTTGGTACTTGCATATCCTCCGCAATCTTATCCAATAAAGTCCAAACGCCTCGCTGCCTAGCTGCTTTTATTTTTTCATCTATATTTTTATCAGATCTGCATTTTTTGTAGATGGTGGAAACATCTGGCAAATCTTTTGCTTTACAGATAGCGCTAAGCGGTTCGCCAAGCTCTAATCTTTCGCATATCTTTTCAATTTGATCCATTCAATTAATTCTTGTTCAGTTTTATTTTTAAAATATTTTAAATTTCTTAACGCTTTTATTTTACCCTCAACAGATCTTGGTCCAGTTGAAAAGCCTCCATGGTGGCGACATCTCCACCTACCAGAAGTTTTTTGAAAATACCCTTTTGCTCTGCATTGTTTGGTATACTTAGAGCTGCGAGTAAAACTTTCACATTGTATTTTGTGGAGGGGTCTACCAGCCATAATTTAAAAAAAACACTTATTTGACCCTATCTTTCTTACTAAATTAATTTGTCAATTTTGTCTAATGTTAATTTATCAAGGCGAAATTCAAGATCCAAGATGGCGCTGATATATCTCTTTTTTATAGTTGTACGATGGCAGCCGAATTGCTTGCCTAATGCAACCCATGAGAAACGCATGGCTTTAGCCCATATAAGTCGCCTATTTTCTAACTTTGGTACTTTTGTTAATAGATCTATGGCGAGATCCCAGCAAGCTATTTGTTTTGGATTGGCACGGAGTTTAAGAGGTTTTTTATCATAAAAGCCAAGATCTTTTTTATCATAAGACATCTCTAATAGCTGATACATAGATGGCGAGCCTGGTTTCTTTAATCCAGGCATCAACCTTTCTGCTCTACCAGCTAAGTCAAAGACTTCAACAATTTTGGGACCCATTAACCGCATAAAGCCACCGCCTTTCTGGCAGCAGCATTAAACTTTTTTTGGCGGGTGTTCTCCTTAATTTCTTCAATTATATTTTTGAAACTATGCTTTCGGATCTTTTTTCCTTTATCACTTCTATACTCAATCCAGGGACCCTCCCGTCCACTCTCTTTGTAGATTTCTTTTTTATGTTCTATAAATTGTTTTTCAAGCTGGGGTGCGGATATAAACTCTCTCTTTCTATTAAATCTACTATTAGTTAAATTATATGGTTTTATTAATAAACGCCTATTAGACCTATCACTAGAGCCAGAGAGGCTTATCACTCTCTTTTTAATAACTTTCTCTAATTCCAGTTGTCGAGTTAATAAATAAAGGTTCGAGCTAGATAAGCGTTTAATCGTAATATAGTTGTGTCTGGCAAGGTTTTTGCAGCTGCGTTGTATAGATCTAACCCCAGCAGAAGAGCCAAGCCTTTTTTTTATTGTTTCGTACCTGGGAAAGCATTTGCCGCTATCTTTGTTCATATACGAAACCAAAGCAAAATAAACTAACTTATCAAGAGCCGTGAGCTTTGTGTCTGCTAAAATATTTAGATCCCCCACATAATATAAGCTCATTTTTTACAATCCTTTAAATGTTTATCTTTCATTAATTCCATAGCTTGAACCCAGGCTCCAGGATCCATAGTAATAAGCTCGCCTTTTTGTGGCGTGAGCTGCTGCACTCTTAATTTAATAACTTCTCTTTCATCATTAACTTTATAAAAAATTAAAAAACTCGGCAGACCAGCCAATTTAGCCAAAGCCTCTGTTGTAGTTGTAGCCTTATATTTTTGACCAACATCGAAAGCTGTTTCTGCAAGGTAAAGAGGATATTTGCATTTTAAACAAAGACCGCAGCTATCAATATCAATATAACCAAGATCGTTTTTTAAAGATCTGTGCCATTCCGAATAGGGATCGCCTTTGTTAAAATAATTATTTCTTGCCATCAATCCTTATGTAATTTTCTTCAAAATTTTTAATTTTTTTTTCTGCCTCTGTTAATTTTACTTGCAGCTCCCCGTTTAATTTTTTGTGTGAACTTGTTATTGTTAAAATATTACTATTCTCCTCAGCTAACCGATCTCGATCTTTTTTAAGCTGCTTAATTGTTTCTGCGCATTTACAAGATTTCTTTTCCATCACAAATTAAAAGTGTTTCTCCTTTCCATCCAGCTTTCATTATGTCGTTTGAGGGATGATCTATATCGCAGCAGCCAGCGTTGATGCCTTTGTATTTATTTACATACGGCATATATTTTTCGCAAAATTCTTTAAACTCTGGTGTCCAGTTTTCATTTGCAATAACAAGATCATCCCAAATTAACCAGAAGTAAAATACAATTGATAAAATAAAAAATATTCTCATTTAATTTTTTTAACCTCCAAAACCCAAGAACCAGGGATTGTTTCTATTGTTCCAACTGAGATTGCTCCGTCATCGTCATAGGAATAGGATGCAAATGTTTGAACAACAGATCGTTTTTTTGTGAGGAGATGACCCACCGCAAAACACTTATCGGGTTTAAGTCTGCGTGCTTTGTCGATGTGCATCCACTCAGAATGAGAAACCCAATCAAGAGTAGAAACTTTAACCAGCGGATAATCATCTATTGTACCTTTTAATTTAATTTTTTTTTTAGACATAAAAATCTGCAGCCTTTACTTTGCCATCTGTTTTTTCTTTTATTAATTTAATTGTTTTTTTTCTTGGTATTCTTTCGCCAGTACACCAACGGCAAACGGAACCCTCTGGCGACACGCCAGTTATTCCTAAAAATTCTGCAAGTTTTTTATGTGAGTAGCCTTTTGATTTTCTAAATTGCTCAAGCGTCATAATCTTTTTATCTTTCTCAATTACCGAAAAAGCAAACGAACATTTATAGAAATATTTTGAACATTGGTGTCTGTTAAGTGTGTGGAAAAAAAATAAAAGTTATCCCTTGCGTTCCCCACACAATTATTAATTGAAAAAAAAATAAAAGTTTGATTTTGTTTTTATTTTATTCAAAATTATTTTATAAATGTTCTATTGATTTATGATTTTAAAAGAAGATGCAAAATTAAATGAATTAAACGATTGGATTAATTCTATAAAAAAACTTCCAGCATGGGTTAAACTTTATAATTTAAACCATCATAGTCCCAGCCAAATAAATGCAGCAGATGATATGTGGGGTTATAAATATTTATATTTATCACAAGAAGAAAGACGCAATTTACCTGGTAATACTAATATGTTTAGCGGTGTTATTGTTGGAGAGCTTGCACAAAAAAAATACGGAAATTTTATTTGGAAGTACGAAAAAGGATCTGGCTTAACCAAAAAAGAAATTAAAAAAGAAAAGAAAATTTTTGAGGCAGCTGTTGAAAGATTTAATAAATATGAACCAGTTGATGATAATGACCAATTAAAACACGATGCAAACAAAAATTCTTTAGCACTAACCTGGGACCAATTACAAAAAGGTTTAGATAAAGTTGGTATGAAAGAGCCAATTGAATGCGAAAGATCTGTAAGTTTAGATCTTCCAGATTGCAAGTTGCCAGTTATCGGGAGAGTGGATTTTGAGGATATGCACAATTTTGTGGAGCTTAAAACAAAATGGAGAAAGAAAAATAAACCAAAAGCAGACGGCACTAGCAGCTTTTCTGTAGTAAAAATAAAAGAAAAATATATGGGATGGGAAGAACATATTTTACAAGTTGCCTTTTATTATTTGGCTACAAGAAAAAAACCTCATCTTGTAGTTGTAAATGAAAATAGCTGCGAGGTGTTTTCTCCAGATAATTGCGAATTTTTAAAACCAAAAAATTTAGAAAAGTACCTTAACAAAATGAATTTAATTTGTTTAAATCGAGAAAAAATTATGGAAAAGCACGCTGGCAAATCAACATGGGTG